GCATGGGGCGAGCCTTAGCCTCCAACTGCTGGCGCTCGAACTGACGCCCCTCAACAATGAGGTCGCCGAGATCCGTGACGCGGCCCGTGTACGGCCTGCCCATCACCCGCGCCTTTTCACGCGCGCATTCGTCGAGATACGCGAGCAGCTCCTGCATCTTCACGCGAGCAGGCTCGTTCAGCGGCGCCATCTGCTCGTTCGGAATCCCCTCGTAGGCGATCTGCTCGCCTTCCATGTGCAGCGTGTCGTCGTCGAGAAAACACGGCGACAGCAACTGGTACACCGGAACGTGCGCGGGAATGCCGGGGAAGTATTGTTGGTCTGACATGCGATGCTACCTCTTGTGAGCCTAACTACGCCGCGACGGTGAACCCGCTCGGGTACTGTCCGCCCGTGTCCGCCGTATCCTCACGGCTATCAACGATGCCGCCCATGATGGTGCCAATCGAGATCGTCTCATTGGTGATCCCGGTCACGGCCATGTTCATGCGGTAGTACGACGGCAGCGCAACGCCGCTCGGGCGTCGCGGCACGTCAATCGGCAAGATGTACGAGCCGGCCGTGAACGATGACGTTGCAAGCGCACCCGTCTCGGCATACGTCGTCCAGTTTGTCGAGTCGGTCGAGCCCTGGAACTGCCAGTTCAATCTCAGGCCGCCCGAGGATGACGTGATCCCCGTTCCGACCACGACCGCTATCTTCGGGATCGCTACGCCATCACCGATACCAAGGTCGCGAGCGTTGGTCAGACTGATGACCGTTGATCCCGTGCCGGATGCGGTGAGCGTCGCCAGCGACTGAAAGTTGCCAGCCGTGTACGGAGCTGAGCCAAAAAAAACATTTTGTGTGTCGAACAGCATTGGTCTTTCTCCTATGCGGCAACTTCGTATGACTGACGAAACTCGTCGGGATGGCGCGCGCCCTTCTGTAAATTGCAAGTGCCGTGAAGCAGCGCGAGATTTTCAACGCCATTGGAACCGCCCTTCGAGAGCGGAACCCAATGGTCAACGTGAATATCGTGCTCACCGAGATTGCGGTGGCAGTAGAGGCAGATGCCGTTCTGGCGATAGCGCAGCGTGCGGACATCAGCGCCCGAGAACGAGCCACCGTTCTTCAACTTCATCGCACGGCGCGTGGCAGCCCAAGCAACATTTACCGCCTTGCGTTCGGCATCCGTAAGACGGCGGCGCTTGGACTGATAGGTGCCCGCCTTAAGAGCGGCACGCTTGTCGCGCTCCCGCTTAGCGGCGCGAGCGCGCTCGCGCTCAATATTCTGATGGTAATTCTTTTTCGTCAGAGCATTGCGTTTGGCCCGGCGCTGCTCATCAGTCATTACGTCGCCGCGCCCCTTACGCCCAGGAATGCGGCCCTCGGCGATGGCACGCTCGGCGGCGCGCTGCCGTTCGTACTCGCGATGATAGGCGCGCATCTTTTCCAAGTTGGCCGCCCGATACTTCTTCGTCCGCAGGCGATGCTTCTCGCGCTTTTCTTCGGCGGTGCATTTTGATGGTTGACCGCGCTGGCCCGGAGTGCGTCCTTCAGCAATTGCCTTCGCCGCCGCCTTTTCGCGGGCTCTAGCAAGAGACCTCAGATACGCTTCCGTTTTCTTCACAGTATCCACCAAGTAAAACGAAGATTAAGTAATTCTCGCCTCGGTATTCGTAAGTGAATCTTGCACCCTTATGGCAATTCCGCGGAACTCAACAACTGGTTCTCCAGCGTATTCCTTTGGAGTCAACAGTACATTTTTATCCCTTATCGCCTGGATGTCAAGATATTCTCTTGACGTTCTGTTGCAATAGAACGCGGGTGCTATGCCAGGACTTGGCTCACCCGGCGCATCCGTCTCGGTGATGCCGCTCTGCCGCTTCGTCATGGTGGGCAGGCGGACAACCATCTTCGACATGAACGCGAACAGGTCGGGCGGCGATGAGCCGGCGAGACCGGCGGAAGTCGTGTCGATGTTGCAAAGGCGCGAGATATAGCGCCAGTCCTTGATGAACAGCCCGGCGTTCCACTCGAAGTAGGACGTGTACGCGCGGTACGGATTGGAGTTGGAGTCGTAGGCCGGAACCACGTCGCCGCGGTCCTCGAAGATGAGGCCGGCGCGCGTGCCCTTGGGGAAGAAGCCGAAGCAGGTTTGGTCACCCCAGCCGATCAGCCAGATCGAGGTGTTGGACGATCCGGTGCCGCCGCCGTCCATGACGTTGCGGGCGGACTGAGCGGTCGAGGTGGAGACCGTGTTGTAGTTCGCGGCAAAGCCGGTGAACTGGGTCGGGGTCGTTGCTTGGTTGCCGTAGAAGATCGTGGTCGCCATGTTCTGCGACATGCCTTCGAGGAAGGCGTTGTCTTCCGACATACGCAGTTCGCCGGTTTGCGCTTCGAGATCGGCGAGGGTCTTGTCTACCTGGGACCATGCGGCGAGCTGGCCGACGCCGGATTCGAGCTGCGCGGTCGTGGACTTGGAGTAAGCGACGCCCATGTTCAGCGCGCGCCATGTGCCGGAGGGGAGTCCCGTGCGGACGGTGGACTTGTGGCCGGTCGGAAGGTTGCCCTCGCGCCAGATCATGTCCTTGAAGACTTCGTTGCATTGGGACAGCAGTTCGGCGATGTCGTCGATGCTGCCGTCGGGACCAACGCGGCGAGACCAGTCCAAGAGTGTCAGGGATGCCATTGATGGGGCTCCTTATGCGGCTCCGGTTCCATTTGGATTTTGTAGGCTTGGGTAACGACGCTGCGATCTTGGCAGCACGGCAGGATTTTTCGGGTTCGTTGCTGGGACGGGCTTGCCCTCGGTCGCGAGGTGTTTGCCCGCGTTGCGGAACAGCCGGACCATCGCGGGATGGTCTCCGGCTCCGGTGATCTTGAGAACCTGGCGGAGTTCGGCCTGCTGCTCGACGGTGCCGCCGTATTGCTCGATCAGAGCGCCGGCCGCCGCGAGTGTGGTCGGGAGGTTGTGCGCGCCGAGATCGGTGTCGGTCGTGACGGACTTGCGCCAGCCGTCGCGCATGGAGTTGAAGTTCTCCATCAGTGCGTCCTGCTGGCGTTTCTGTTCGGCGAGGTAAAAGTCGGTGAGTTGCTGGCCGAGCGCCTGAACTTTGGCGTGGTCGGTCTTGGTCTCCTGCTCGTATTTACCGAGCAGTTCCGTGAAGGATTTAGTCGTGTTCGCGTCGAGCGTCACGCCCTCGGGCGCCTTGAACGGCTCATAGGTCGGGAGTGGCGCGGGCTCAGCGGCAGGCGCTGGCGGCGCGGCCTCAGCCGGCGTTGGCGCGGGCGTAGGTGCGACGGGCGGTTTCGCCACCGCATCCGACAGCAAAGAGCCGGACTCCGGCGTAGCCACCGTGGGAGCGGGAGCGGCCGGAGCCGGAGTTGGTGCCGATGGAGGCGTAACGACTGGAGCGGGTGCCGCCTCGGCCGAAGGAGCGGCGGGGGCCGGGACCGGAACGACCGGGGCGGCGACCGTCACCGCTGGCGCGGCGGCCGGTGTGGTGACTGCGGGAGTCGCGGCAATGGCCGCTTCGATGGGCGTCGGGGCGACGGGATCAGCCACTGGCTTGCCCCTTCTCCATCAATGTCTTGAGCAATAAATCGGCGCTCGCGTCTTGGATTTGGCTCCAGAGCATCAGACCCTGATTGCGCTCGCCCTCGCGGAACGCCATCGTCAGCGCGTCGCCATCAAAACTCGTGCTCAGCATGTGCGAGCGTTCGAGCAGCGACCAAACCCAATTCCTGCCGCTGGCCGTTCCGAGCAGTTCGCAAATCACGCGGCGATCTTGAATCGCGCGCAATTTCAACGCTTTTTCGCGCTCCTCGACCGCTTTCGGGTCGGTTGCGTCATACGCGCCAGGACGGTTTAGATCGGTCATCGTCGCGAGCGATGGCACGAGTAAGGAGCTAATTCAAATAGAGAAGTGCAAAAAAGACGGGCTTGGAGCCTACATCACTGCTGGGACGAGAACGCTGGTTGATGGCTTCTCTGGCATACGACAAGAAACTTCGAGCACACCAAGGTGAACGAGAGAAAAAGTTACTGCCATGTCGCACCAGCATTCGATCCCAGCCTTTGCGAGCTTTCTGAAGAACGCCAAGTCCTCGGAGTAAAAGGCCCATCGAACCTGGCTCTCGATTTTGAAGACCTCATTCAGCCAAGTCGAAAGCTTTTCACAACTATCTAATTCGGCAAGAGCCGCCTCCGGCGCGAACGCGCAGTAGTTGTTGCGCAGATATTCCTTTAACTGCTCAACGCCGTTGGCGCCGTCCCACTGGTACGACTCGTGATACCACGGCCACGTCAGCTTGTCGTACACGGACATTTTCACCAGCACCATGCCGCCGGGAAGTAGTTCGGCTTGGCGCAGGCCGCCCTTGCGCAATTCTTCATCGCTCGGCGGGGGGCCTTTCAATCGGCCCAAGGTTTCGTAGGGCGGAACGCGTTTGTTGTAAGTTGCGCCGACGACATCTTTTTTATGCGCGAGTAGGCGGACCAGCGTGTCGGGAGGAAACGTGAGATCACTGTCAATAAATAAAATGTAGTCCGCGCCATGCTTTCGCGCACTCTCGACGAGATCGTTGCGCTGCTTGGTTATCATCGAGCCTTCGAGATTGATGATCCCGATGGAAAGCCCTTGCTGGACGGAGAATCCAACGAGACCGGCCACGGCAGTTGCAGTACGCGCCTCCCATGTGCGGCCGGACGGTATGCAGATCATAATGCGCGTTGGCTGCGCTGGTGGAGCAATGGCGGGGACGGCGGACAGATCGGTGACGCCGGGGCCTGCGGTAACAGGCGGCAGCGCGGCCGGCGGGTCCATGATCGTCACGGGCAGTTCGGCATGCGGGCGCTCAACGGCGGAGTCGAGCAGGCGGGATTTAAGTGGTTTGTTCATGGCCGGAACACCGGACGACCGGGAAATGGTTGCCATCTGTCAAGTATGCGGTCTGACATCAGTTCTTCCATAGCCGCGATCAACTCGTCCCTGGTCATGTCCTCAAGTTTCTTTCCGCGCCACATCGTTGGGGGCTTTTTCTCTGTAAAATTCACTCCGCAGCCTCCTTAGCCATCAGGCTCTGCATCAGTCGATCAGCGCGCTCGCGCGCCAGCGTGTACGTCTCATCGGGATCGCGCTTATCGCCGAACATCTCGTTCAGCTTCGGCAAATTCGCCATCAGTGAGTTGTGGTGCCGGTCGAAATACTGCACCACGTCCTCGCGCATCACCCACTCGACGCCGAGCTTTGGCGCCATGGCGCGAGCCTGAGCAACGCGCATCGGGAACGTCTGCCGGAATAAGTTGATCCAGAACTCGAAGTCTCTGGCGCGCGATGTGGCTGCGCGAACGCCGGAGTAGGAGGTGAGCACCTTCATCGACGGCATGCCGTGCAGCATCAGGTCGATCTGTTGGTTCCATGTGTCGTCGAACCAGAACGGGAATATCTCCGGCGACCAGTGATAGTCGCAGGCTTCGAGCCATGCCTTGGGGATGATCGGCATAACGCAGACATTATCCTCCGGGCATGACCACCATAGAACGCGCTTCGGCGCTTCGGTCGCGCCCTGTGCGATAGCGATGTCCCAGCCCGGCGTGATCGGGAACGTTCGGTCGGTCAGCATTGTCACAACGTCGGCATTGACCTCGCGCGCATGCTTGAGCACGCGGTTTTCAGTCTCGCCGCGGGCGATGGGGCGCTTGCCGACATGGACCGCGACCGGCGGTTCGTCGGCGAGCAGTTCGGCCGCAACCACCGTCTCCGGGTCGTCATCGTCGCAGCCGACGTGGAATTGAAGGTCGTGTTGGCCGGAGCGTAGGCGCCAGAGGGCCATGATGACGCCGGTTAAGCCCAGCGGTCGTCCGCGACTGCACACCGTAATTGATATTCTCAAAGCACTTCCCCCATCACTTTCACGGCGCGGTCTATGAGCGCGGAGCCGTCGAACGGCGGGTTCCCGATCATGATGCCCTGGTCATGGATACGATCCGCGTTCGGCGTGGCTTGGTCAGCCCACCGCGCGCCGTATGGCTGACGGCGGAATGAGCCGGCCACGGGCGGGCGGCAGTCTATGCCGTTGGCGCGGAGGGCGTTGGCGAGTCGCTGGCGAACCTCGCGAGACGCAACCTCAAAATGGATGCCGAACGGCGATGGCTGCCCGTGCATGACCGGATGGACAATCGGGAGATCGCGCGAGGCCGCGTACCAGTAGCGCCAGTTCTTCATCCGGGCTTCGATGCGAGCGTCGAGTTTGCGGAGTTGGACGCGGGCGATGGCTGCATTTATCTCCTGCGGTCTGACATTGTATCCGTGGCCGGTAAACTCATACTCGCCTTCAAATGACCGCGGCTCACGCACGCCTCTGGTCCAGCCATGCGACCGAAGAATGCGGCAATCGTCCGCGAGATCATCGTCGTTGGTGAGGATCATTCCACCTTCGATGGCGCTCATCTGATGTGAGAAATAGAAGCTGAATGTATTAAGGAGCCCTTGCGTCCCACAGAGCGCTCCATCGGTACATCTAGCGCCGATGGACTCGCAGTTGTCGAGTAGCATCGGAATATCGGCTTTCCGAGAAAGCTCACCACATTCGGCTATGTATGCAGGATTTCCAAGGATGGGGCAGGCAACGATCAGCTTTGGCCTGCCGGGGATAGTGTTGACATTCCAAGTTCCGCCGCCAGCATCGCATAGCATGAGATCAAGGCCATACTGCACGAGAGGGCTGAATGTCGTCGCCCATGCCAACGCCGGTACGGCTACGGTATCGCCGGGCTCTAGTGAATGCTCGCAGAGGGCGGCCACAGAGATCAGGTTTGCCGAGCTGCCGGAATTGACCGCGATGGCGTATTTCATCGCGTGGTAGGTGGCAAACTCGTACTCGAATGCCTCGACCTCTGGCCCGCATGTATAATGGTTCGACGCCACGACGCGGTTGATGGCGTCGATTTCTTGGTGGTCCCAACCGGAATACGCCGTGGGAAATTCATACTCTGTACGGATCGGCCGCGCGTCCATCTAAGCCGCAACCCCTACCTTCTCGCCCGCGAGCATCCGATGCCACGCTATCGTGTGCTTCAGACCTTCATCCAGCGGAACGAACGCCTTATCCCCCATTTCACGCAAATATCTGGAGATGTCCACCGCCACATGATCCGGCGCACCGGGCACGCCAGATCCACCGATACGGGTCTGATAGGCGAACTTCTGCCCGCCCGGCATCTTCACAGGCACCTTCATCAACTCGCCGACCTTCCGCGCGAGCGTGAGAATCGCCGTGGCGCCGTTGATGTTCCCGTAGTCGTGGCTTGTCCCGGCCTGCCCTGGTCCGCCGACGTTGTAGATCGGGCATTCGCCGTGCAGGAGGAGATTCAGCAGCATCTCGACCGCATCCGAAACGTAGAGGAACACGCGTCGAGCCGTGCCGCCGTCTTTCAGAACTATCTCGCCATCGTTGAGCGCGGCGTCGATAAACTGACTGAGCACACGGGTATCCTTCGGCTTCACGCCTGGACCATAGACGGACGAGACGCGGGCGATGATTGTGTGCTTGCCAGCCAAACGCGCCGCATGACAGATCGCCTCGCCGCAGCGCTTGCTCTCGATATAGGCAGCTCGCGCGCCCGCCGGATTGGTCGTGCCGATGTCGTTCTCGTTGTGCATACTCCGCGTACTGCCGGAGTAGACCTCGCTCGTGCTGATATAAAGCAGCCGCCCCGATGGACTGAGCCGCTGGAGCAAGTCCATGAGCATCGTCGTATTGACAGCGATCGTGCCCATGGGATCGGCCATGAACTTCGCCGGCTGGGCATAGCCCGCGGCGTGGATGATGTAGTCGTAGCTGCCGGAGATCGTCGGCAGCGTCCGCCCTGGCGTCACCACCTTGGCGCCGGCCTTGCGCAGAGCAGCAGCGAGATTCTGCCCGATCAGGCCAGTCGCGCCAGTCAAAAGCACCGCGCGTTTGGCGAGCGGAGCGTGGTTTACTTTCGCGAGCGCCGCTTCAGCGTTGCGCTCCAGCAGACTCGTCAGCGTATCCATTAGGCCCCCGTGAGAGTGGCAGGTGCAGTTTCGGCCGCTTCGGCGCGGCATCGTGTATGGCTAGGGATTCTTCTAGGCGGATGTAGCAGAGATCGCGCGAGGAAGCGGCGTGGCGGATGTCATGATCGACGGCTTGCGCGGTACGCGGGATAGTCACCCGCATTCCCGGCACCTCAGCCATCAGCTTCATCCCATGTTCGCACATGTGTGTCGGGCCTAGGGATTTATAATCCTGGCCACCGCCCACGGTGATGAAAAGTCCTGGTAAGCGTTGAACGCCAAAATCAAGGTAGACCTGCTCAAAGCATCTTCTCACCGCAAAGGCGTCTATCGTATGGAAGATCGGCACGAACCCTTCGATGGCGAGCCCGGCCGCAATCGAAACCGAGGCTTGCTCTGCAATGCCAAGATTATAAGCGCGGGACGGATGGCGTTCGATACACTGACGAAAAGCGTATGTTGAGATGTCACCCAGCAGAAGGACAAGCGACTCATCTTCGTCCATGAGCGCTGAGATTGTTTTGATAAACTGCGCCCTTAAGGTTGCCATTGATGCCCCTTAAGGATGTGGTTGATTTGCTGCGGCGTTACAGCGAAGTACATCGCTAACGTGACTTGCGCCACGCCATCGGCGTGAGCTTCGCGAATCGCGATGGCATCATTCATTGTCAGCTTTACAATACGGCGATTTCTTGCCTGCTCTTTGGACGTAGCCCACCGACAGTTGGACGGCTCATAATTTCCATCAGTGTTGATACGATCAAGGGAATGTTTTGCTGACGGGCGCTCACCCATGTCAGTCAAAAAATTCTCATAGCTATCCCATCGCTTACAGATTGAAATACCGCGGCCACCGTAAATAGGGTATTTCGCATTATTTGGATTTAGGCAGCGGCCCCTCATTCTTGTCCAAGTGTAGTGCGTGACCGTCCTTGTTTGCCCATGCGTGCGCGCTCGATTTCCCTGTTCTTCGCGCTGCAAACAACCGCAGCTTCGCGACTTACCAAAACGCAGGTCTATCCCGGCGGTTATCGTTGGCGTTCCGCACGAGCATAAGCAGTTCCAATGGACTCCGGGGCGAGGAAGGGTTTCCTCGTGACGAGAGATCACCGTTAGACGCCCGAATGTTTGGCCAATATGGTCTATCAACTTTGTCACTTTTCAAAGCCTCGCAATCATCGCGGAAGTCGGCATTCTACGATGCCACGCTTGCGGGTCGGCTTCCATCTCGCTAACACCCCGCCCCTTCGTCGTATTGCAAATAATGCAGTAAGGTTTATCGCCACCGACAGCCTTACACGCCAACTCAATCGCGCCGCAGTCGTGACCATCAATGCGCGACACAAACCATCCAAAGGCGGAGAACTTTTCTACCAAGGATGACTCATAGGGCTTACCGTCAATGCCATTCGGAGAAGTGCCGTTCGCGTCGATCAAAAATATAAGATTGGATAACTTTAGCCGCGAAGCGATATGTAGCGTTTCCAGCAGAGCCCCCTCCTCGGCTTCACCGTCACCAACGACACAGAAGATGCGGCCTGCTTCACCTTTGATACGCTTAGCGAGGGCCATCCCAGCCGCCATCGGCGCACCATGCGCAAGCGAGCCAGTTGTACAATGGATGCCTCGCTTGGCATCACGCTCGGGATGCCCGAGTAACTCGGCACCATCTTTACAGAACCGATCAAGCCACACTTTTGGGAGCAACCCTTTGTGCTCCAGAGTCACGTATAGCGCGAGGGCACCGTGACCTTTGGAAAGGACATATTTGCAGTTTGGTGACATGACGCGATCATGCAGCGTCCACGTAATTTCTAAGATGCTTAGTGCGGACGGAATATGGGCATCGGTGTCGCGCGACACCTCCAACATCCTCCTCCGCAACCCACGCAGATCAGTGTCCACCGTTCATCCTCATGCGGAACATCTGCGTTGCTTTGTCCTGAATCTGGTCAAGCAGCCGCGCGGAATGGATCCAACGTTCATCGCTGCGGAGGAGCCCAATTGCGCGCATCGAGTCGCGCGAACGCCCGAGCGAGTCGATCAGCGCGGCGAAGGCGAGATTTTCTGAGAGGTCGGCCATTGTTAATCACTCGGACTCGTTGAGGCGTTGGTGAGACCTGTCGGCGTGAAAGCGCCGCCGGCGCCCAAAGTGTTGCTTGCAAAAGAGGAAGCATTACCGCTGAGGCAAATACAGGGCGTACCAAGCACCGCTATTGCCGTCGTCGGATTGACTGGCTTTCCGTTCGCATCGATAAAGAGCCGCCGCGTCGCTAGTGGCAACGCCCCCGCAACAAGCGGACTCGCCGCAAGCTGCCACACCTGCAAATCTGCCATGTCGCCCGTAAAGCCGAAGCCGAAAGAATCATCTCCTATGTAAATCGGCAATCCGGCGTAAGCGATGGTGAGGGCCGCCCCGTCGTTGAAGATCGTGGTCGGCTCATTCGTATTGTTGTGATAACTGTCAACGAGTTTATTACCTGCGGAGTGGTTGAGGTCCACCCCTACGAGATTAAATGCCCAAGCATTTGTTCCAACGGCAACCGGCATATCGTACTGAGCTTGAATACTTCCGGCATCGTTCGCGAAGCTCGCAGCGAACGCGCTTGGTACGGGGTTTGGATCGCTGTTGATGCCCCATGAATTGTTGTATTGTTCTACAGGGTCCACCGCTAAGATGTTTTTGCCCTGCTGCGCCGTCGTTTGCTTCAGCCATACCGCCATTAGCATGTACGGTGTATCGGCCGAAACGAGGTCGTCATTGATAAGAACTGTATTCGCCCCATCAAAATGCACCGCGCTGGCGGTGTAGGGTTGGACACTTGCGGCCGACACTGTTATCGCCTGACTGTCAGTACCAAACAAATTCGTCGCCGCTACGGTGACGGCGTAAGTGCCAGCCGAGGACGCGGCCCTGAACGTCAGCGCTCCAGTCGTGGAATTGATCGC